GCGGACGGCGTTCTCGTTGGGGATATTTCCGGCATACTTGCCCATGATCTTGTGGTGATACTTGCACCAGCTGTACACGCCGATGTACCGCTCGCTCCGCAGAAGATAGTGCAGGCTGTTCTTGCCCATGACCTTGCCACGCCGACCCCGTACTTCGCCGATGGTGTCTAAGATTTCGCCGTAGCTTTTGCCGGCGGCGTACATCTGGTATATTGTCCGGACGATCTCCGCCTCTGCCGGCTGGATCACATATCTGCCGTTTTTGTCAATGGTGTAGCCGAAGTTGGGCGTGCCGCCCAGAAACTGTCCGGTCTTTGCCTTGGTGGCGATGCTGTCCATGGATTTCTGGCGGCTGGTGAGGACGTGATGCTGTCCCAGTCCCACGGTAATGAGTTCCGTCAGATAGTCCGCCGGATTGAGAATGTCGCCGATGTGATCCTCTACGGAAATGACCTGAATGTGAAGCAGAGCCATCTGTTTCCGGAAACTGAACCAGTCGGAAACGTCACGGCTGCCACGGCTGATGTCGTAGATCACAACGGCATCGAATTTCCGCTGTGCAGCATCTCGGCAGAGGGACTGGAACGCCGGTCGCTGTGTGTTGGTGCCGCTCATTGCCTCGTCGGCGTAGCGGGCGGATACGGTGATGCCGTGGGCATCGCAGTACTCCTCAATTTTTCGCATCTGATAGGCGATGCTGCTGTCGGTCTGATGCTCTGTGCTGTATCGTGCATATGCTGCTGCCTGCATGATATTTTTTCCTCCTTGTACTTGCAATTTCAGAGGAAATATGCTATAATAGACCTTGCTTTGGGAAGTCTATTATCGCAATAGTTTTTCCTCTTGCCGCTTCACGGTTGCCGCCGTGGGGCGGTTTTTTTTTGTGTGATGATGCCCTGCCGGTTTCGGTAGGGCTTTTCCACGTACCTATTATTACCGAAATCCAGTTTCTTTCGCTTCTTTTAGATACCTTTTTACAACGATCTTTTCAGCATAAGAATACGAAATATCCATACCAGTTGAACTAGCTTTTTTGGAAAGTTCGTTAAAATTCTTTGTATCTTCATTTTTCATACGTTTAAATCCAGAAAAAGACCTTGGAGCATCTTCTGGCAGTATAATTTTTAATTGTTGATATGTCACCTTGTCTTTTTGATTCAGAAGTGTGTAGATTCGACGATCAACAAAATGAATATAATTTGTTTTTTCTTTTTTGGTGCGATTATCTAAAAAAGGTCTATTACTAAAAGAAATTGGATTTTGTCCTTTTGCAGCTGAAATTTTTGTAATTCCCTCAAAATATGCTCCGATACTGACACCAGGACAAGTACAGATGTATTGCGGAATCGTAGGAAAACGTCGGTCTTTTCCATCTGCACTGTAAATTCTATCTCTGTATTTTGCACATCCAGAGCAGCAACTGCCATTGCCGCCCCACAGATGCAAAGAGTACCCAGCAAATAATAGTTCTTTTGTTTGTTGTACCCTTCTTCTAGCCACCGTAATAGGAGAAGGGTACACTTCGGATTGCATCATGAGGTTAGTAATTTCTTTTGTCCCCTCAGCAACCTTTTTTCCGCAGTGCATACAGAAATGATCTGATTCACCAATTTGTTCCCAACAATAAATACAATATATCATAGTAAATTCTTTCTATAAATAAGTCAAATCTCACAACTCCCGCATCAGCGTTACCGCTTTTCCCAGAATGCGGATATAATTCAGTTCCTCGCCCGTATATACCAGCGGTGCATACTTTGGGTTCTCTGCGATCAGCTGTAAGCGGTTGTTTTCACGGTCGTAGTAGACACGTTTCAGCGTAGCCTCATCTTCAATGATAACGGCAGCGATCTCACCGTTTTCCACCATAGACTGGCTGCGGATAAAGACCACATCGCCGTCGTGAATGTCAGCGTTTATCATGCTGTCGCCCTTGGCTTTCAAGCAGAAATCCGCACGAATATCCGCATCTGCGGAAACATAGCTTTCGTGATCTTCTTCGGCGTAGATCGGTTCGCCGCAGGCAATCTCGCCCAGCAACGGGAAACGCTTTAGCTTGACGGGGTGGAGGTTGTCGAATCGGTCGTAAAGGCTCTGCTCCGGCTTTGGTTCATCTTCCCAACCCATAAGATAAGCAGGGGTGACATCAAGGGCTTTTGCAAATTTGATAACGCTGCTTCTCGGAATATCTCGCCCTTCTACTTCAATTTTGTTAATAGACGATCTCGACTTATATCCAAGAAGTTCCGCCAATTCTGTTTGTGTATAGCCTTTTTTTAGCCTTGCTTCTCTAATTTTTTCACCAACTGTCATGTTGTCACCTCCCTTTTCTCGGTTAAATTCATTATATCATGCTGTAGCCGCATATGTCAACATTTATTTACACGAGTAAAAAATATTTGTCATTGTAGACAAAAACGACTACAAAAAGTTGTGCATCTTTTTCGTAAAAATATGTTGACAAAGCTGCCTACATCGTGTATAATAAAATTACGGTAGACGAAATGGTCTACACCAAGAAAGGAGGTGGCAGGATTGAACAACGAGTTGCTTTGTGAGAAGATTTCCTGTAGTCATTTGTCTAAAAGCTTCATTGCAGAGTATCTTGGACTTACCCGTCAAGGATTATACAATAAATTGAGTGGAGAACGGGAGTTTAAGGGGTCAGAAATCAAAAAGCTTTCAGTTTTGCTCAAACTATCAGATAGCGAAAGAGAAGCTATTTTTTTTGCTGACTATGTAGACAAAAAGCCAACATCGAATTTTCAAAGAACAAGACTATAAGAGAAAAGGTGTGTGGATAACAAAACGAGGCAAAGCACAATTGCCTCACCTCGTTTCGTCGCAAAAAGAATTGTAAGTAACTGTTTACTTACCCTTCTTTGTCTGAGAAAGTGCACTGCCTGCCACAGACTTCGAGGTTTTGCTATATCTTCCATCACGAAGAACCTTCGAAGCCTTGGAAGCAACCGACTTACTCGTCTGCTTGGCATTCGCCATTATATCACCTCCTTCCGTGTAAGGTGATACTTATAGAATACCACAAATTATTACAAAAGTCAAGTGCAAATCAGACAGAAAGGAAACAAATGAAACAAAAGAATTACAATTACCCATTTCTCGAATACGAGATCAAACGCAAAGGCATTAAGAAAAAGACAATGGCACAGGTACTCGGCGTAGACGAAGGGACACTCTGGCACAAAACGTGCGGAAAACGTTCATTCACCGTGGAGCAGGCAATCTTCATTCAGAAAACGTGGTTTCCGGAAACGCCGATCGAAGTGTTGTTTCAGCACAGAAAGGAAGATAAAACATGAAAGACCTAATCCAAATCCACTACGACAACGCAGAACGACCGACGGTATCGGGACGGGAACTGCACGAAGCACTGGGCGTGGAAACGCCCTATACAACATGGGTAAAGCGTATGTGCGAGTACGGCTTTTCCGAGAACGTTGACTTTGCAACTTGCTTTCCAAATTTGGAAAGCGAAAATCAGCACGGCGGACAGAACAAGATTGACCACCAGCTGACAATCCCCATGGCAAAGGAACTCTGCATGCTCCAGCGGACGGACAAGGGCAAGCAGATGCGGCAGTACTTCATTGCCGTGGAAGAACAGTGGAACAGCCCTGATGCGATCATGGCAAGAGCCTTGCAGCTGTCGAACGCCAAGCTGAAAGAGATGCAAATCACGGTTTCCACACTGACGGTGGAAAACCAGATCATGAAGCCGAAAGCGGAATACTTCGACGAACTGGTTGACCGGAATCTGCTGACCGGCATTCGGGAAACCGCCGGAGAACTAGGTGTGAAACAGAACCAGTTCGTGGCGTTCCTGCTGGAAAAGAAGTACATGTACCGCGACAAGAAAGGCAGGCTGACCGCCTACGCAAAGCCCCTCTCGGACGGCTTGTTTGAACGGAAAGAGTGCATGAACGAGAAAACCCAGTGGAAAGGCACACAGGACCTTGTCACACCCAAGGGCAGGGAAACGTTCCGGCTGCTGCTGGTCGGGGCGTAAACAGAAAGGAGCATCACATGACCCCGAACATACGAGAAGTCCGGGTGAATCCGAAGATGCAGTTCACCACCGATGAGCTGTGCCGGATGCTGTTCGGCAAGGGCGTACACGCCTTTGCGGCAGAGGTGCGAAACGACACCACCGGAAAATACGACTTCCTGCGGGAAGATAACAAGAACGACAAGGAGGACTGACCCATGCTGCAATCCGAATTTGACCGTCTGACCAGCCGCCCGTACACAGAGGCGGAGTTCAGCGAGATCCACTACATCTACTGCTACCACCCGGCAGTCCGGAGCAAGAAGGACATCGCCGACCTGTGGACCATCGGCGGCATCTGCCTTATCAAGGACATGTGGCCAACCGCCAGACGTGTGGAGGAAGCAGAACACAAGCGGAACGCCGCCAGAACGGCATACGAGCACGCCAGAGATGCGTATAACGAGCTGCTGCAGGAGCTGACGAAGTAACACGAGGAGGACTGACATATGACGATCAAGCAAAAGCACATCAACACCAACGGCGACACAGAGTACACCGTGGAACATCGCCCGTCGCTGCAGTGCTGCGAGGCGTATAAGAACGAGCACGGCGATCTGGAACTGACAATGCACTGGCAGGACGTGCTGCTCCTGCCGATCGGAGGCAATCATGGCAAGACCGACCACTGAGAAGATCTGCATCGCGTGCGGCAAGCCGTTTCTGCCCAACGGCGGACGGCAAAAGCGGTGTCCGGACTGCAAAGGCGGCAAGCCAAAGGCAGGACAGGATACGCTGACCGCAGCTGCAAAGGCAGCCGCAGAACTGGGGATTTCCTACGGGAAGTATGTCGCAATGAGCGAAGAAGAACGTAACAGAGCCAGGGAGGAAAAGACAATGGCAGAACAGGAAAAGCAGACCACAGAGCCGGAGCAGGCACAGGACACACTACAGGAGTACATCCGCTATCTGAATCAGCAGGGAACGGAGCTGACCGCCCGTCTGAAGCATATCCGCATCGCGCTGGAAGAGGCTGCGGCGTATGACGGCGTGCGGCACAGCGGCTGGCGGCAGCACA